TCAAATGAAATTAGAATATCAGTATCATTTAACTTCTTACAGAAAGGTATGTTTGTATGACATTTCAACAACAAAAATATCAAGTAATTAAAAATGCAGCTAGTTATGAGTTATCTAATTTTATACTTAATTACTTTTTACTTAAAAGAGATGCAGTGCATTTTATGTACAAAAACAATATTCATTCACAATCACCAATGTTAGGAACTTGGGGAGATACACAAATACCTAATACCTTTTCTTGTTATGGTGATTTTGTAATGGAAACATTATTAGTAAAGATGTTACCAGTGATGAAACAACACACAAATTTAGATTTAATTCCAACCTACTCTTATGCAAGAGCTTATAAAAGAGGTGACAAATTAAGAAGACATAAAGATAGACCAAGTTGTGAAATATCTTGTACTCTAAACTTAGGTGGTGATCCATGGCCTATATTTATAGACGGATCTGGAGCTAATTCAGTTATTGATGAATATAAAGAAATACATAAACCTGATGCTCCAGCGGGCACAAAGGTATTACTTGATGTAGGTGATATGTTAGTATATAGTGGTTGCGAATTAGAGCATTGGCGAGAGCCATTTGAAGGAAACATTTGTGGTCAAGTATTTTTACATTATAACCATATAAATGGGCCATTTGCAGATAAAAATAAGTTTGATGGCAGACCTTTACTTGGGCTCCCTTCTTTTGTAAAATAGTTTAGTTCTATACTAACCATTAATAGTATTGTAAAATAGGCTATGGCTTTAACTAAAATACCATTTAGACCAGGATTTAATAAACAAATCACAGATACTCAAGCAGAAAATGTATGGGTTGATGGAGATAATGTAAGATTTAGATATGGGCAACCTGAAAAAATTGGTGGTTGGTTACAAATTAATTCAGATACTTTAATAGGTGTAACAAGAGCACAACATACATTCACAGACTTAGATGGTCGTAAATACTCAGCAATTGGTACTAATAGATGTTTATATATTTATTATTCTGGTGATTTTTATGATATAACACCAATTGATCCTGATAGACAACAAACTGGTGCAGATATTACAACTACAAATGGTTCAACAACAGTTACTATAACAACAACTTCTTCTCATAATTTAGAAATAGGAGATATTGTTACATTCGAAAATGCAGGATCTTTTACTGGTGGTCAAACGAATTATACTGCTACTGATTTTGATGATATATTATTTGAAGTCCAAACGATTCTTTCCGCTACAACATTTACAATTCAAATGCCAACAGCGGAAACAGGAACAGGAGCCACGAATGACGGAACTTTAGATCCTTTACCTTATATTGAAATCGGTGGATTAGTACAAACTTTAGGATATGGTTGGGGTGCAGGTCGATGGGGACAGTCTACTTGGGGCACAGCAAGAACAGTATCTAATACTAATATTGATCCTGGATTTTGGTCATTAGATAACTTTGGTCAAATATTAATATCTACAGTTCATAATGGTAGATCTTTTCAATGGACACCTATAGCAGGTGATGCTTTAGCATTAACTAAAAGAGCAATAAGTATTGCAAATAACCCAACTAAATCTGTTATGACAATTGTATCAGATAGAGATAGACATCTTGTTCATTTAGGTACAGAAACAACTATAGGAGACCCTACAACACAAGATAAAATGTTTATTAGATTTTCTGACCAAGAAGATATAACAGATTATCAACCTACATCTGTAAATACAGCTGGTACATTTAGGATTGATTCAGGTTCAGATATAAGAGGTGCAGTAAAAGGTAAGGATTATACTTTTATAGGTACAGATGCTGCAGCTTATATAATGCAGTTTGTTGGCCCACCTTTTACATTTTCAATAAGACAAGTAGGATCTAACTGCGGAGTATTAGGACAAAATGCAATGGTATTCGTTGATACCACAGTATACTGGATGTCCGATGAAGGAGGATTCTTTGTTTATGATGGTTCTGTTAAAAAATTATCATGTTTAGTAGAGGACTTTGTATTTAAAACTACTGGTACTAATCCTGGTTTAAACTTCAACGCTGGTCAACAAGTTTACGCAGCACATAATAGTTTATTTAATGAAATAATATGGTTTTATCCTGATGCATCTAGTCAATTTGCAAATAGAATAGTTTGTTATAATTATCTTGAAGGTGTGTGGACAACTGGAACTTTAGCAAGAACATCTTATACTGACAAAGTAGTTTTTGATAAACCTTATGCAACTAAATTTACAAACAATAGTGTGCCTTCTTTTCCAACAGTTAATGGTATTTCATCTTCACAAGGTAAAACAACTTATTATGAACACGAAACAGGAGTTAATGAAGTGGATGCTAATGGTAATGCAACTGCTATTCCAGCATATATACAATCAGGAGATTTTGATTTAGATGTAAATGGAGATGGAGAGTTTTTTATCAAAATTAGAAGGCTTGTTCCTGATTTTAAAAATTTACAAGGTAATGCTAAAATTACTTTAGATTTAAGAGATTATCCGAGTAATACTGCTGCATCTTCGCCTTTAGGCCCTTTTACTATAAATTCTTCAACAGAAAAAATTGATACTAGAGCTAGAGCTAGACTTGCCGCATTAAAAATAGAAAACGAATCAACTGATGAAAACTGGAGATTAGGTTTATTCAGATTTGATTTCCAACCAGATGGTAGAAGATAATGGCAAAAATAACAGTATATATTCCAGAACCTAAAGAACAGTATGAAGTTACTAACCAAAGACAAATTACTGCATCTTTAGAAACATTAAAAAACCAATTAAACTTTGCATTTCAAGAGGAACTAAAACAAGAAGTAGAGAGATTTACTTGGTTTAATACAAGGTTTGGTTGCTAATGTCTTGCAATAATGTTAATTCTGAAAATTTTCAACTAGGTGTTGCTAGTGGAGATTTATCTCCTAGTTACAAACAAATTTACAAGTTTGGTCAAAATGCAAGTGTTGGAAACAGTCTTGAAACAATTTGGCTTGAAGGAGGTCTGTATGCCTATCCTCCTAGTGCAACAACCATGACGGTATCTAGTTCTGATGCAAATGATACTTCTGCTGGAACAGGTGCAAGAACAATTCAAATTGCAGGATTAGATGGAGATTATAATGAAATATCTGAAACTATAATATTAAATGGTCAAACAGCTGTTACCACTACTAATTCATTTCTACGGGTAAACAGAGCAATAGTTTTAACCGCAGGAAGTGGTGGAGTAAATGCAGGAATTATTTATGTAGGAACAGGAACAGTAACATCAGGAGTTCCTGTAAATAAATATACTACAATCAATGGAGATGGAACTAATCAAACACTTCAATCATTTTGGACAGTACCTGCTGGTTATACTGCTTATATTTATCAAACAAATATTTCAACAGGAACATCATCTGCCACTCCTGCTGTATTAAAAACTTTATTAGTTGTAAGACCTTATGGTGGAGTATTTAATACAAAAGAAATAATTACAATAAGTAACGGAAATCATTTACAGGACTACAGTTTTCCTCTTAAAATAACGGAGAAAAGCGATATTGAATTTAGAGCAGAATCCAGCTCAGGAGCTGTAGATTTTAATGTTTCTGCATCTTTAAACATAATGTATAAACAGAACTAATGGCTAATATATATAAAAACGCATTCTTTACAGGAACCACTACAAACGCTGTTACAGTTTATACAGCTCCAGTAAACGGAAGAGGTATAATTCAAAATATACAAGTAACTAATCAAGGTGGATCTAAAATCGTACAAGCTAAAATAAACGATAGTTCAAACTCTAATACTTCAAATTTAATTGCTTATGCAAATATATCTGGCCCTACTATTTGTAATGTTGCTAAAGGCCCTATTATTCTAGAAGAGGGGGATGCGTTGACTTTAGAGACGAATGATACTACTAATGTAACAGCAGTATGTTCAATATTAGAAATATCTAGAGAAGACCAAAATGGCTAAACAAAAATTTACACATTTTGTACCTAGACCAAAACCAAGAAAACGTCCAGGCCGTCATAAAAAAAGTCTTTCAAAAAATGAAAAAAGAGACTATAAGAAGTATAATAAACAAGGAAGAATATAATGAGTGATGATTTACCAGTGTTACCTGCTAAAGCGGTAGAGATTGTAAAAAATAAAAGAACAGGTTTTGTATATAAAGATAAAGCTGCATTTGATGCAGATGTTGCAGATCCTAATACAGATACAACTGCTGATGACTTTCAACAAGATTTAGAAATTACAGTTGCTTCTCTACATACAAAAGGTGATACACAATAAATAATTTATGAATCCTATTGGCGGTACTGAGTTACAGTATGAACTACTGTTAAAGTATGTAGATAATGATTTATTAAATAAATTTCAAATTACTACATCTGTTCCTGAAAAACATGAGTTATCCAAATCTAAAATAAATATTCTTTGGATACAAAATTCTTATGATCAACCTAATGTAGCTCCTTGGTTTAAAGAAAAAGATAATCATAACAAATACGATTGGTATGTATTTAATAGTCATTGGTGTGCAGAAAAATATAGAATGATATTTAATGTACCTTCTAATAAATGTGTAGTAATCAAAAATGCGATTGATACTTTTCCTAACAAAATTAAAAAATATAAAAATGGAGATCCTATTAATTTAATTTTTACCTCAACTCCTTGGAGAGGTTTATCAGTATTATTAGGTGCCATGCAACTTGTTAAAAACCCTTTGATTAAATGTCATGTATATTCATCAACTAAAATATATGGAAGTAGTTTTCAAGAAAGAAATGATGAAATATATCAACCTTTATATGATCAAGCTAAACAATTAAAAAACGTAGTCTATAAAGGTTATGCTA